CGAATTACTTCAAATGTTTTTAAATGCTTTAAAATCATACAAATCACCTTTTGCCAAAGGCGGACTAGCTAAGATCCTGGAGGTCTAATGGACAAAGTCCCTTCGGATTATATTACAGGAAAACAATTAGAAGAATTAGTTGGAATTCCAAATTTATCTATTAAAGCAAAAGAGTTAATGTATCCCCCTAAAACCGGTAAAAGACAAAAAAATTTATTTGGTGAGTTTTATAAAAAAAATTTAAAAGCAAAATATTTTAATATTGGACAAGGGGGTTTATACGGAACTCTTCATTATAAAAAACCAAATAAAGTACAAATTCAAAAAATAAAAGATTATCATTTAAGAAAAGGAGCTAAATATGGTCTAACAGATAACACTATAAAATTAATGAAAAAATTTTATAATGACCCTACGTTAAGAAAATATATTAGAAAAGGAGAGTTTGTTCCTGATGAAATTTTAAAACAAAAAGATATCAGTCTCAATCAAGCCGCTAATGTTACTTTTAGATTAGCTCAACATTTAAATGGTAAAAAATTTGCAAACGTTGATGTAGATATTCCTGTAAATAAATTAACTGCTAAAAAATTATTTAAAAAAATAGAAAAAGCTCCATTTGGAAACCCATATCAACTTACAGCTTATAAAGAAGCACAGAATATTATTACAGATGAATTAGGTAAAGATTATTTTAATAATACTAATTTAGAGACAATGAAAAGAGAGGCTCGAAGAGTTTTAAACAGAGAAGGTATACCAACATACAACCCTACCGTAAAAGGGTCGACAGGTTTTAATGTTAACGAACTTATAGGTATTAAAACTGGAGCAAGAGTAAAAGGCATGGCCCCTTATTCTCAATTTATGAATGTAATGGAAGGTAAATTAAATACTCAGCAGTATGGAAATTTTGTAAGACAATTTGAAAAATTTGCAAACAGAATGCAGACAGAAAATAAAACCGATGTAATTAAAGATTATAATAAATATAAAAAAACATTTTTAAAAAATAATCCCGGTGTTACAAACATGGATCTTCCAGGTCTTTCTTTAAAATCACCGGAAAAAGTATATGGTACAAAAAGAATAACTTCATTAGCTAATCAAGGATTGGATTTAAATAGATCTTTTAAAGATATTGGCTATACAGTAGATGCAGGAAAAACAATGACTTTAAAAGAATTTACAAACAAAGAATTATTTCAAAATTCACCATTACGTCAAAAGTTAATTGAGTCTGGAAGAAAAGGCGAAGCTATTTGTAAAATTTTTAGAAATAAAGGCGGTAGAATTGGATATGCAAATGGCACAAGTTGTGCTGTTGAAGTTGCTGATGCTTTTGATAAAAATCCTCAAAAATTTGTTCAAGACGTAAATAAAACAGAAGGAGTTGCAGCAAAAATAAAAAATTCAAGCACAAAATTTTTAACAGCAATAAAAGAAAACCCAAATATATTTAAAAGCAGGTTTGGAACTCTTGCTGCTGCAGGTGTTGGTGCCGTAGCCGCGGGTGTCGGAGCTGGTGCATTGGTTAAACAATTTAGAAACGATGACCCTAGCACATATCTAACTAACGATAGTCAGATGGAGGGAATGATAATTTCTGATGTTGAAGATAAAGGTAAAGAAGTTGATGACAATATTTTATTAGACAATCAATTTAAATTAGAATTAGCTGGAGCAGCAGGATTGACTGCACCAATTGCAAAAGGTGTTTATCAAACAGCTAGAGGTGTTGGTGAAGCTGGACCATTACCAAAAGGCAGCGGAAGAATTATGTCTGCTATCGGTTTAAATAAAGGTGTTCTCGGAAAAGGTTTATGGGCATTAGGCGCACCTGCAATAGCTGTGCCAGCCACACTTGGTTATGTAGCACAAGATATTAGAGCAGGTAAAGATGCAGAAGAAATTGCAACGAACCCATTAAATTATTTGGGTGCAGCATTTATGAATCCTGCAGTAAAAGCTTTAGGTAAAGCCGGAGCATCAAGAGGACTATTAGGAATAGCGTCATTAGGTTTAGCAGGAACAGCAGCAGGCGCTGTTGCATTACCTGCAATATCAATTGGTGCAGGACTAGCAACACTTGGAACATTAGGTTATCAAGGTTACAAATTATTTACTGGTAAAGATAGATCAGATGAGGATTTTTTTAGGTAATGAGTATAGTAAACGCAGCTAAATTTTTAATGAAAAAAAGTCCCAATACAAGAAGATTGTTTCGAGGCGAAGAGCCCGCTAGAAAAACCGAATTATACAAATCTTTTAAAGGTGAACCCGGTATGTATGATGAGTCTTTAAAAGGTAGATTCTTTTTTGATAATCCCGCAGATGCAAGATATTATGCACAACGTCAAGGAACTTTAACTGGTAATGTTAAATCAGTAGATGTTCCAGAAAAATATGTAAACATTGGTAGAAAAATGGCAGATAGAAGAAAAGGACCTAATTATGGAAGTGAAGTAATTCTTCCCAAAAAATTTATTCCTAAAGTAGAATTAGATTATATTCAAACTGTTGCAGCTCGCTTACAGGCCACATTAGATTTTTTAAAAAACAGGATAGTATGAAAAACAAAACACTTGTGATAAATATGCAACACGTTAAATGGAAGGAAATCCCTCCTTTAAAGGGACCTGACTCACAAGGGTTGAATGTTCCTATAAAACAAGCTACAACAATCAAGAACTCGGAGAATATAAATGGCAGATATAGACAAAGCCCTACCAAACGTAGAGACTGAAATTAAAGTACCAGGAGACGAAGAAGTTTTAGAGATGGAAAAAGAAACCATCGAAGAACAAGTTGGTCCTGATGATATTAAAGTAACACAAGAAGAAGATGGTGGAGCAACAATTAATTTTGATCCTGAAGCAGTTAACCAACCAGGAACAGATGGACATTTTGATAATTTAGCAGAACTATTACCAGAAGATGTTTTAGGTAAATTAGGTTCTGAACTTGCAGCAAATTACATGCAATATAAATCTTCTAGAAAAGCATGGGAAGATAGTTATACAAAAGGATTAGATCTTTTAGGATTTAAATACGAAAATCCAACACAACCGTTTCAAGGAGCAAGTGGTGCAACTCACCCTGTGCTTGCTGAAGCAGTTACACAATTTCAAGCACAAGCTTACAAAGAATTACTACCGGCTACAGGTCCAGTACATACACAAATAATTGGACTTGCAGATAGAGCCAGAGAAGAGCAATCAAACCGAGTTAAAGAATTCATGAACTATCAGCTCATGGATGTGATGAAGGAGTACGAACCCGAGTTCGACCAAATGCTTTTTTATCTCCCTCTTGCCGGCTCTGCGTTTAAGAAAGTTTATTACGATGAACTACTTGGCAGGGCCGTCTCAAAATTTGTACCGGCTGATGATTTAGTTGTACCTTACACTGCAACATCTTTAGAAGATGCTGAAGCTGTTGTGCATGTAATTAAAATGTCAGAAAATGAATTAAGAAAAAAACAGATTTCTGGTTTTTATCAAGATGTAGAATTAACACCAGGTTACAATGAAGAAACAGAAGTAGAGAAAAAAGAAAGAGAACTAGAAGGAATTAAAAAAACTAGAGATGAAGATGTCTTTACTGTTTTAGAAATTCATACTGACTTAGATTTAGAAGGTTTTGAAGATAAAGATTCAACAGGAGAAATGACGGGAATTAAACTTCCATACATTGTAACTCTTGAAATGGGTAGCAGACAAATATTATCAATTAGAAGAAACTATCAAGTAGAAGATCCACAAAAACTTAAAATAGATTACTTTGTACATTTTAAATTTTTACCTGGATTAGGTTTTTATGGTTTTGGATTAATTCATATGATCGGTGGTTTGTCTAGAACGGCAACTACTGCACTAAGACAACTACTAGATGCAGGTACATTAAGTAATTTACCAGCAGGATTTAAACAACGAGGAATACGAGTAAGAGATGAAGCGCAGGCAATTCAACCTGGAGAATTCAGAGATGTAGATGCACCTGGAGGAAGTATCAAGGATGCATTTATGCCTTTACCTTTTAAAGAACCATCACCAACATTATTACAATTGATGGGTATTGTGGTACAGGCAGGGCAACGATTTGCCGCCATAGCTGACATGCAGGTCGGTGACGGCAACCAACAAGCAGCTGTTGGTACGACCATAGCTCTCTTAGAACGTGGTTCCAGAGTCATGTCAGCCATACATAAAAGATTGTATGTGGCGATGAAGTGTGAATTTCAATTATTGGCAGGAGTTTTTAAAACTTACATGCCTGCAGAGTATCCTTACGACGTAGTTGGAGGACAAAGAAATATAAAACAAACAGATTTTGATGACAAAGTAGATATTATACCTGTTGCAGACCCAAA